TGTGTTTATTGTAAATACTCTGCTATGACAATCCGGGTTTGTCATTGTAATTCACACCCGGTGTTTAGACGATAGCAAGTTTAGACTTAGTTAGCTGATTTACGGCACATTCACTAGGTGGATGAATGCTAACTTATTTTGGTCCTTCGGGAGTACCCAGCAGCCTTCTTAGTTGAAAATAGCTGGACCGCGATATTATTTAGTTGATCTCAACGCGTTATAAGATAGTATGGTTATAGTGTACATATGGAGCGTCTAGGTAGTTTTATATTGCTGCCTAATATGATAGTTTTGATATAGGAAAAAATAATAATAATAATAAAAATAATAAGAGTAGGAGTAGTAATGGTATGCGAACTCCTAATAAAAATAATAAGAAAGTGGTGAAATCCATGAATAAAATTGTACAAAAAATACCAAGAATAGTTAAACGTGTTTTTTCTCCCAAAACATCACCAAGTTCGAATAGGTCATCATTCTCAAGTGCATTATGTAATCCTTTTGCACCAACGTCTATTGGATGTCGAGTTCCGGATCCTTATTCATTTCCAACATCAGCATTCCATTCTCGAGGGAATACTGTGCTTAAGTCGAATGCAAGTGGTACAACCGGCATACTGTGTTTACCCAACCCTGTTTTTTCATTGATAGATTTGGGTACATCATCAGGGTCGGGAGCGGCTGTGTCGAGTACTGGTATGAATAATTTTGGTGGAACTGCCAATTTGACGTATGGGGCGACTAGTCAAGCCAATTTGTTAACAGTTGGTAACGGGTTTAGGTTGGTGTCTTGGGGTGTGAAGATCTCCAATTTGCAACCTGAGTTGAGTGCTGTTGGCAAGTTGTATTATGCTATGGTGCCTACAGCTTCTGATGTGCCATCTATTGGTATGTTGGGTACGCCTGTTACAGCATCAGCAATTACAGCAATTTTGACTGGATCAAATGCATCTACATTGTACTCGAGTTTGATAGAAAATTTACCAAGCGGTCAACAATTGGTTGTCCAGGATTTGTTGCATGGTGATTTGCAGTTGTCTGGTCAATATACTGATCCTAGTTTCTTTAAATTTAGGACATTGATTGACACTGTGGGTTATAATGCTACAACTTATTTTGGGACAGAAGTACTACAGTCCACAGCTGGTGGCACTATTGTTTCAACCAATAATGAGCAAGTGGTGAATATGGGTGGTGGAGTTGGGATTATCATTTATGGCGACGGTTTTCCTGGGAGCATTAACGTCTTGGATGTGGAATATATTTATCATTATGAAGTCACCCCGTATGCGGGAAATAGCTCAGCTATTGCTAGTTCTGATAGCAACGTTCTTGTTGGATCGATGTTGGAGGTTGAACGTGGTGTAGCTGAGGTAGCGCGCACAGGTGGAGCGTCATGGATAGATAGGGGTATGTCTTTTTTGAATACTTCAGTTGATTTGTATGGGAGATATCGTGGCTCATATGATAAATATAACTCCGTTGGAATGAGGAATAATTTACCTAGATTAACAAATTACTGATCAACATTGCGATATGTAGAACTACCCATAATTGATGGTATATATTACTGATCAGTATTGAAATATACAGAACTAAACATAATTAATGGAACATCCAGCAATGATAAAAATTTTGCCGGTCATTACGATAATGCGAGTGGGATATGGTAGAACCAAAACGAACACTTTGTATGAGCATGAGCCTGAGCTAGGTTCAAACGACTTTCTCGGTCGGAATTAATTTGAGATATCCCGGTAGGGAGAAAAGCCTCTCGTGTCGCCTATGTCGCAATCAGTCGGTTTGGTCAACCTTAAAGCCAACATTGTATATAAACCTGTAAATAGTAGTAATAACATAATTAGTGAAAGTTGTAATTGGGAAAACAGGAAAAGTAGAAAGGATAGGCGTAGCGAGAAAAGTAAAGAATGTAAGAAAAAACAAAATAAAAATAAAAATAATTCATTAGTTAGCACTAGACAAATAAATTGGGATCGTTTTAAGCGTAAAGAGAACAATGATTGTGATGATTCTTCTGTTAGTTTTTCAGTATCTTGTTTTACAATTAAGTGTATGCGTAGTGGTTTTTGTCATTGTGGAACTTTAAATGGAAGTAATGGTGAATGCACAAATGCTGATGATGTTGACAATGCTGCTCGTGGGTTTGATCATCGGTCACGTGAGCGGGTTCGACGGGAAGCCCAAACTAATCGTCACCACACCGGAGGTAGTAATCGCAAGAATATGGGTTTTGGTCCACCAATTAAGCAAGAAGAAGTAGAGCCTATAAAAGTTTCTAATGGGATCATTGATAGATCTACATTAGTTGAACTTCCGGGTTGTGACTATCTTTTTGATGGATTAAAATTTTATCATAGAGTAGACAATCACTTTGAGTGCGACGGTGTTGTGCCTGCTAGTGTGGTTTTAGATGGTCACAGAATGGTTGGGGATTTTTCACTAGGTTATGTAAAGCGCGGTCCATTTGATGGTTATGCACGTTCAGCTTTCAGACGCGAGACCATTCGAGCCACAGAAGTGTGTGGTGTAATTCAACCAGGTTTGGATGGCTTAGTTTTTGTTCCAGGTTTAAATATGTTATCTGAGAAATTACCTTGTAATGGAAAACCTAATTTTAATCGTGTGCGTGTAGCTACAGGCATGCTACAAAAAACATTTATTGGTTTGCCTAAGATGTATATAAAGATGACTGTCGATTATTGGTGTCGCAATGAATTGGATGTTAAACACGATATAGAAAGTACACGCAATTTGCGATTATTTTCTGAAGGTGAAGTTAGTGAATATGATAGTGTCATGTTACCACTAGCTAGGAATTTGCGTTTAAGTGTATGCATTGACACACATTATAAAATATTTGGTGAAGAATGTTTGCTATCGAAAACATGGTTGCCTAAGAACATATACACATTAAAGGGTGTTGGAGTTGATTTTGATATGGCTACATTTTTTGAGTTAGGGAGCGGTATTTGTGATATACGTTACCCACGTTTTTTAACTCAACGTGACGTAAATGAAACTCCAAAATATTCAAAAACAGTAATGTTCTCTTTCTCTGGAAGTAATGCCAATTTTACTATTTATGATGTTTCTGCTAACAACGCTGAACAAGCGCTTAAACGATTATTAGCAGCTAGAGATGGAGAAGATGATTTATATGAACAGCAATTGTCAATATTGTATGGGTTATCTTGCGATGGTCTGATTAATCCCAAAGTTTTAAGAAAATTAAAAATTGATATGCAATGCCATGACGGCACTGTGAGGTGGATCATCGGCAAGGGTGAAAAAAGTCACCATGTTAGGTTCAAGCATGTTCCTTTATCATCAACAATAAAGACTGGCTGGCTAGCCATGGTGAATAGATGCACTCGATCAACAGTTGATGAAATTTTAGATGGATATAAGAACACCCAAAATTGGTTGTATTATGCTGCGTACAACCAATGGTTGGAATTTAGTGAAGCTCAACTTGGTAGGGAAGTTTGTGCTGATTTACAGCATGTCAAGCGTAATCTCAGGAGAGAGTATGTTAAAGGTGTAGAGTTGCATTCAACTGACGATATAATGGTCGAGAGGTTGTCAGCAAAAGTTAAGCGTGAAGTCGCTAAAGTTGGTAAAGTGCCTAGGTTATTTGTTAGTTATGAGGCTGGGTGTATGTATGCGAATGAATTGCCTGAATGGTTGAAAGTGGCATTGTCGAAGACATTCGTATTTCCAAAAGGAAAATTATGGAAATACGGTCGTGTACGCATTATGATTATGTCTAAAATGAGAGACAATTCATTTGAGGAAGTTTTTGAGGCGTTGATGTCTGCGTGTTCAGACAGAAATGAGATAGTAATAGCTATTTACAGCGATGATGCCGTTTATGCTGGTAACATAGATGGTAAGCCGTTTGGTAAAAATGTTGATATTTCTTCATGTGACGCAGGTAATAATTCATTAGCTTTTTCGTTAGTTGGAACATTGATTAGTAAGTTTAGTGAGGATAGGGCTCTAGGTCTTTTGTCGCAGTGTATGTTGCCTATAACCCTTTTGAATCCCAACAATGTAAAAGAATTCTTAAAGATAGAATTTCACTCAGCCTTTGAGGGTAGTGGTACTGTCTTAACCACAATTTTAAATCATGTAATTTCATATATGATAGCCATTTCATTTATAGACAAAATAAACAATCATAATTACATCGACATGGATATTGAGGCTCTAATAGTCGCGGGTGCTGGGCAAGTTGGGCACCGAGTAACAGTTGAATCATGGTGTGACAAGGTACCTTGTTACGAAAAAATTCAATTCTTAAAGAAATCACCAATAAGGACAATGTGCGGAAAATGGGTTGTTAGTCAAAACTATGGTTGTATTTTTCGCTCGTTTGGGTCGGTTGAAGGAGACATGGAATCTAAGCATCTTAATATGGATGATAATAAATTTAAGATGACTCCATGGGAAGATCGTTTAGAGATCTTCGCTTCAAGTGTGGTTCGTGGATATGTCCATGAACCACAAAGTATTATCATGGATGCTCTGAGGGCGAGATTCAATAAGTCGGGGACCTTTGTAAATTGTGAAAAATTTACAGAGAGTGTTTGTGGGGAACAAACAACCGAGTTGAATTCAGAGTGTTTCATATCTGGATGTGATCGGGCCAATGTGGTGTTGGACCCAATTAGTATATGTACGCGATATGATATTGGTGAAGCCGATCTTCACGAGTTATCAAGCCACATATTAAACATCCAGTTAGGAGAGGATAGCGTGACGGACGCTGTCACAGGGTTCTTCCTTGTAGACTACGGTGTAGTCTAAGGAATCCTGTACCTCCTATTCGCGGAAGAAAGGCTCCAGGACACAGCCTAATGTGTTATGGTCCACAAGAATTTACCACTCTTGTGTTTTTAAGTCCCTATTTTAGGGCACAGATATTTTGCGCGTTGCGTTTTTATAAACTGTATAAAATAAAAGTTGTGGGG